GAAATATTACGAGAATTAACTACTAACTTTAACATGGAAGTTCAGTTTAATCCAGTTCATTTTCCACATCATTATGCGTGTCATATTTTACCAGAGAAGATGAAAAAAGTTATAATTGAAAAATTAAATAAGAGAAAATTTAGAAAGATTATGGATAATAAATATATTAAATGTGCACCAGGTGGTTCAACTGTCAATAAAGAAATAGATCATTTAATTACCTTTATGAATTCATCAAAAGAAAATCCTCAATTGATTAAACATGCACTTAAAACTATACGAGTACATGATGAATATAGAAAGGAATCTTTTGAAGAAGTGTTTCCTGAAATGTGGGAGTTTTTAAAAGAGTATGAGTAAGTTACCAGATACAATTTGTTCTGCACCATTTTTTAAACTTGAATTGGATAATGCTTTTAGGTTTAGACCGTGTTGTAAGTTTGAGGGTGGATATAAAGTAGACGAAAAGTTTTCGTTTGAGGATGCTTGGAACTCACAAGGTAGAAAAAATCTAATAAAAGATTTTCTTGATGGTAAAAAACCTACACAATGTAGAGAGTGTTGGGTAGAAGAAGAATTAAATGTTCCGAGTTATAGGAGTCATATGTTAGATGTAATTCCTAAGTCAACAATTGAACAATCTTTAAATGATGAAAATATATATCCTAAATCTTTGGATATAAAAGTATCTAATCTTTGTAATATGAAGTGTAGAATATGTGGGCCAGGAGCTTCTTCATTAATAGCTAAAGAATATTTGAAACATGGAGAATTAGGTAAAGAAGATTATGAGTTTTTTAAACGTAAAGCAGAAATATTAACAGATGTAAATATTTCAACTATTAAATCTTGGTTGCCAAGTATTGAAAGATTAGAAATTACAGGAGGAGAGTCTTTTATAAATTCACAAATGTATGATTTATTAGAATTATGTGTTGAAACAGATAATGCTAAACACATAACATTTCATACAAATACTAATGGGACAATTTTTAGTGAAAAGTTAAATAAAATATTTAAAGAATTTAAGTCTATAAGTATAGGTTTTAGTATTGATGATATAGGGGATAGATTTGAATATCAAAGAGATGGTGGTGATTGGAATAAAGTTAAAGAAAATTTAAGTAACTATCAAAAATTAGATTTACCTAAAGAATTTTTTATAAACTGTACTGTTAGTTTTTTAAATATATATTATATGCCAGAGTTTATTAATTGGTGTAATAAAAATAATTGGCATATGGGATTTAATATATTATTTTTACCACCACACAATCATATAGGTAATTTACCTCATAGGGTTAAAGATAAAATAATAGAGAAATATGAAGAATTTCCAGAACTACTCACAAATGAACCACATAATATAGATAAGTTACCAAAACTTATTGATATGATGAATTTAGTAGAAGTAGTAGATAATACTCTTTTTAATAAAGCATGGAATGAAATAAAAAAGGTAGATGGTCGTAGAAACCAAAAATATTCAGATTCACACCCAGAATTTTATAAAATAATTCAGGAATTTATAAATGAAAAAATTAACACCTGAAGAACGTAAAAAATATAATAAAATGAGAAGGGATTTTGATTGGAAACAACGTCCTAATTTAGATAGTTGTTGCAATGCTCCTCTTAATAATATGTATTTTTCAACCAGAGGTAGTGTTTCACCATGTTGGATTTTAACAGATGACGTGGAACATTGGGGAGATAATAAATCTATAAATGATATATGGTTTGGAGAAAAATATAATGAGTTAAGACACAATTTAAAACGAGGAAATTTTAAAGGTGAAAAAAAATGTGATGTGTGTTATCATAATATAAAAAATCAATTCTGGCCTTTAGCAATGGCATATGATAGATTTTCTGTTAAAGAATATCCAACATTGATGGAATTAGAATTGAGTAACGAATGTAATTTAGAGTGTTTGATGTGTGATGGAAATCTGAGTTCAGGTATAAGGAAAAATAGAGAAAAGTTACCAAAATTACCTATGCATTATAATGATAATTTTGTTGAACAGTTAAAAGAGTATATTCCACACTTGGAAGAATTAAGATTTAATGGTGGAGAACCATTTTTACACAAAATAGTACATAAAATTTGTATGTTGGTATCAGAGATAAATCCAAAATTACAAATTAATATGGCAACTAATGGTATGGTATATAATAAAAGAGTACAAGAAATTTTAGATAAGTGTGATATTAGGATGAATATATCAATAGATGGGTTTACTAAAGAGACTTATGAAAAAATACGAGTGAATAGTGATTGGGAAACTTTAATGAAAAATTTCAAAATTTTTTGGAAGTATTTACTTAAAAAGAATCAAGCACCATCCGTTATGGTTAACCCAATGAGAAATAATTGGTGGGAAATGAAAGATGCTGTACGTTTTACAAATAAATATAAATCTAATCTTTGGTATAATACAATACATCATCCACCACACTTAGCTTTACATAATTTACCAATTGAAGAATTAAAAGATATTTATACTCAGCTAAAAGAGGATTTAAGAGAGTTGGAAGAAGAAAATAAATATTACACCAGTAGTAATACATCTCAAGATTATTTAGAAAAGAGAATGGCCAATATAGGTAAGTTTTCAATGTTTGTAGAAAATCAAGTAGTTGGTTGGATAAATGAAAAAAGATAAAAAATTTTTGTTAAAAGAATCAAAAACATTTTGTATGGCTCCTTGGGTTGAACTACACGTGGCACCACACGGAAAGATTTTTCCTTGTTGTATGTCTGGTGCTTTTCCTGATAGGGCGATTGGTGATACTCGAAATGGAGATACTTTGAAGAAAAGTTGGAATTCAACGAATATGAAAAAATTAAGATTAGATATGTTGAATGAAAATAAAAATAAATTATGTGAGAGATGTCATAAATATGAAGATTTGGGTAAAGATAGTGAACGAACTTGGTATAATCAAAATTTTTTACAACATTTTGATAGAGTTAAACATACTGAAACTGATGGAAATTTATTAATTTATGATCCACCATATTTAGATATTAGATTTTCTAATATTTGTAATCTTCGTTGTCGGATATGTGGTCCTGAATTAAGTAGCGGTTGGTTTAATGATGCAAAAAAATTAAATCCAGAAGGGTTTAAGGAAAAAGAAATAATATCACCTACAGAAAGTCCTGAAGAATTATGGGAACAAGTTGAATCACTTATACCAACTATAGAACGGATTCATTTTGCTGGTGGCGAACCTTTGGTTATGGAAGAACATTATAAAATTTTGGAATTATTAATAGAAGAAAAAAATACAGATGTTACAATTACTTATAATACAAATTTTGCCAATTTAGTTTATAAAGGAAAAAATGTATTAGATTATTGGAAAGAGTTTAGAGAAGTAGTTGTTTGTGCCAGTTTAGATGGTATGGGAAAACGGGGTGATTATATGAGAAAAGGACAACAATGGGATAAAATTGTTGAAAATCGTAATAAAATGAAAAAGAAATGTCCAAATACATATTTTCATATTACACCTGTAGTTAGTTTAATGAATGTTTTTCATATTTTAGATTTTTATAAATGGGCAGTAGATACTGAATTTATTTCACCTAAGAATATAACAATTTATTTATTGTTTGAACCGAAATATTATAATATTCAAGGATTGTCTACAGATATGAAAAATAGTGTTGTAGAAACTTATAATAAATTTTTTAATACTTATTTAACTAAATTTGATACTGATGTATCAACTCATGTTAAGAATCAATTTGAAGTAGTTTTGAATTACATACAAGAAGGTACATTGGATATTAAAAAGAATTTTATAAATATTAATACAAAATTAGATAAAATTAGAAAAGAAAATTTTAGAGAAATATTTCCTGAGATAGAAGGAATGTAAATAATGGATAAACGTATATTAAAAGAATATAATCAATATAGAAGTTCTGAATATCCAACTATATGTTATGCTCCAACAAAAAATATGTATTTAGATATTTTTGGAAATATAACATCTTGTTGTTTCAACAGAGGAATTTCAGTAGGAAAATATCCTGAAATGTCGTTAAAAGAAATATGGAATGGAAAATCTTATACACAATTACGTGAGGATGTAGATAATTTAGATTTTAATAAATGGTGTGGATTTTGTAAATATGATTTAGAGAATAAAAATTATAGTGGATTTAAGGGAAAATTTTGGGATACCTTACCATTGAATAATGATTGGCCAACAAGAATTGAATTTGAATTAACTAATAGATGTAATCTTGAATGTGTAATGTGTAATGGTGATTGGTCTCATTTAATACGAAAAAATAGAGAAAAGTTAGATCCGATAAAAATGGTATATGATGAGAAATTTGTAGAACAATTAGAGGAGTTTATACCAAGTTTACATGAAACGCTTTTTATTGGTGGAGAACCATTTGCAATAAATATTTATTATGATATATGGGAAAAAATGGTAGAATTGAATAATAAATGTAATATAATAATTCAGACTAATGGTACAATTTTGAATAATAGAATTAAAAAATTATTAGATAACGGAAAATTTACAATTAATATATCATTAGATTCTTTAAATGAAAAAAATTATAATGCTATTAGAGTGAATGCTGATTTTAATGTAGTGATGAAAAATTTAGAATATTATATGGAGTATTGTAAAAAGAGAGGTACAAGTTTTAGTATAACTCCTACGATAATTAAACAAAATTGTTTGGAGTTGGAAAATTTTGTTAATTTTGCAAATGAAAGAGGAATCGGAGTTTATTTTCATACAGCAGAGTTACCTAAAGAATGTTCTGTAAGGGATAATAGTTTAAATGAACTTAAAAAAATATATGATATTATGACAAAATTTAAATTTACAGAAAATACTTGGCAAGAAAAAGATAATAAAGAAAATGCAAAAAGTATTATATATAAAATAGATTTGTGGAAGCGAGAATTAGAATGTTAAATTTTTATTTTGATAATTTTGTGTTATTTCCAAATTTAAAATTTTATAAAGAATATTGTAATTTACATTATAAAAATTATTCTATTACTGTATGTCAAAAATTTCCTTATGTAAATGGATATCCTAAATTTGTAAAGAATTTTGAGGATTTTGAGGAAACCCCACAAATTGTTATTAAAAGAAGTGATTTAAAATTTAAAGATAAACCATTTGCATTACCAATAGCAAATGGAATTCCAAGTTTTGTATGGGATATTATAAATAATAATGTGGATATTACAAAAAAAACACCATTAGAATATATGACACAGGAATGGATGAAGTTACCTGAGTCTTGGCCTGAGTTTAACCCAAGAATAGAAGATTTTTTTTATGATATATATCAGTTTAATTCTAACAATACTGAGTATTTTAATACACATTCTTGGTTTATTAATTATTTGTTATGGTTTAATATACCTTTTAGTATTAATTCGTTGAGCGAAAAGAATAATGATAAAATTTTTGGTAAAAAATGGTATGTAATAGATCATTTAAATTACATTCATAGTATGCCTTATGAAATGGATTTATATAAAAATACTATAGATTTTATTAAAGATACTGATATTAATTTAATGTTTTTAACTCCACAAGAACCACCTACATCGTCAGATAAATTTAATAATATAATTAAATTTTGTATTGATAGAAATTGTTTGGCTAATAAGATATTTTATTTAAGTCAAAATTTTCTTGAAAAAAATAAAATTTATAAAATTAAACCTTATATGTATAAAGAGAAAAATAGTATTGTTAATAATTATGGTATTTTAGGCCCAGCGTTTTTTCTTAATGTACGACAACAAAGTAAGACACTTATTACATATAAACCATCATTTGATTTGGAAAAAATAAATAGAAATAAACATTTTTATTTTGTAGTAGGCAATCCAAAAAAAGAAAGAATAAAGGCACTCTTATATTTTTATTCTGAAAATTTATTAAATAATATGTATTGGAGCTCTATATATCCTATTAAAGAAGCTCCCGAAATTACACCAAGAGTTTTTGAAGATGATTTGAAGTATAATCGTTGTGTATGGGATAACGAACTTGTACATGGCGAGGTTTTGAACGATGATAATTATATACCAAAAAAAATAGTTGAAGATTCTTATATTTCAATTATATTTGAGGTAGATCCACGGGGATTAAACAGATTTATAGATGAAAAAATATTAAAACCAATTATTAGTTTACATCCATTTATTATTTATGGAAATCCTTATACATTGGATTATATTAGGGATATGGGATTTGAAACTTTTCCGGAAATTTTTGATGAATCATATGATGAGATTATTGATGATGACGAAAGATTAGAGTTTATTTTGAGACAGATTGAAAATATTTGTAATTTATCTGTAGATGAAGTACATGAATTGTATAATAAAGTATATTCGAAACTTGTTAAAAATAGAGAATTATTTTTATCAATGGATATTAAAAAAGAATATGAGAGTTGGTTTGAAATATCATGAATAGAATAATATTTTGGTTTTTACATAAAGATGAAAATAATATTCCAGTTTCGATAGTTAAAGATAAATTAATATATAATAGAAATTTATATTTTTCATTTAATTTAAAAGAAACTTTTAAAACTTGGTTTCATTATTAGGAGAGTTTAAATGAAAGAAAAAATATTTGCAGCTTTTGGGTGCTCTTTTACTTGGGGCCAGGGATTATATTATTATGATTGGATTAAAAAAACCAAAATGACTGAAAGTGAAATTAAAGATTTTATGTTAACTGATATGGTAGGTATGCATAAACATTGGCCAGCTTTAAATTGTAAAATCACTAATAGGGATTTGGAAAATATGAGAAACCGCCGTTACACAACACTACTTTCTAAAAAATTAGGTATGGATTATATTTGTAATATAGAAAATGGTGGAAACAATTATGAAAATATAGATAAAATTAAGTTCTTATTAAAGGGTATAAATTTTAAATCCATTGGTTATTTAGAAGAATCACATACAACGGAGCAATTGGAAACTGATAATTCAATATATGGAGATAAATTATTAAATAAAGATATTAAATTTATTATTTTACAACTTACTTCTGCGGAGAGGGATCTTTTGGACGAATTTCCATTATCTGATGAAGAACTTAATAAGATAACTCACGGTAGTGGGGCAGATACTTCGGATAGTAAGTATAAACAAGTTTTATATCGTACTTTAAAATATGTTGATAAAATTTATGATATGTGTAAAGAAAGAAATATACAATTTTTGGTATGGAGTTATCCAGCAGATTTAGGATATCTTTTTAAAGATAAAAAATATTTTGTAAAAATAAAATTTAATGATATGGAGTATAATAGTCATAATAATTTAGAAGAAGATTATCCAGAATTTACTTTAGATGGAGATTTGAGACGGTTTGGTATAGATGATGAACATCCATCAAAACATTTTCATAAACTTATTAGTGAGGTAATATTAGATAGGTTGGAAAAATGAAAATAAAATCAAAAATAATAGATAAAAATGAATTCATTATAGATGATTTCACTCCAGGCAAACCATTAAGAATATATGATAAAGATGGTAATTGGAAAGATTATAATAATGAAAAATTAGTAGGTGACAAATTACATCATTTTAAAGGATGGAAATGTGGTGCTGGAACATTGAGTATGCATATTGGTTTTCATGGAGAGGTAACGGTTGGTTCTTATTCGTGTAAGTGGGGAGTTAAAAAGGCAAAAACTATAAAAGAAGATAAATTAAGAGGAATTAAACATGAATATGGTGTAAATATACTCGGTAATGTGTTTGATGACTTTAACCCACCTACAGA